ACTTTGCGTTTAACTCGTTGATTGCTTTTGTTAATTGGCTGATTTCTGTTTCTAAGCTCATTTTAGTTTACCTTTTAGGTTTGTTTGTGAAAAACCATACTATCATATTATAAAAAATTAGTGTATAGTTTTTATACTTTATTTTTAAACATGGGGGAATTATGACAACAGATGAAGCAGTAAAATTTTGGGGAGGCCCGACTCGTTTAGCTAAGGCGTTAGGTATAACGCGTGATGCTGTACATAAGTGGAAGCAGTACCCACCAATGGATAAACAATTTCAGATAATGGTTTTATCGGGTGGGCGTTTATCAGTCACTTACATAAATAAAAAGGGACAAAACAATAATGACGAATAAATACAAAATAGCGTTGTCGTGTGGTCGTGGTATGGGCATCGTTAGAAGTTCGGTTAAGTCGTGGGGAGATATTGTTAAGCTTTTATCTAATCATCTTGAAAGCGATGATAAAGAAAAAGCGGGTTTTTTTGTCGGTGGTGAATTTAGTAGCGAGAAGCGCAAAGATGAATTTTTAGTCTGTCGCTCAATGCTCACGCTAGATATTGATAAGTACACTGGCACGATTGACGATTTAGAGTTTGACTTGGATTTGTTGGGCTTGGGTGCGTTTGTGGCGTATAGCACTTATTCTCACACTGATAACGCGCCTAGAGTGCGTTTAGTGTTGCCGTTGTCGCGTGATGTATCAAGCGTTGAGTATCGCGCCATTAGTGAGGCGTTCTGTGCGTCTCATGATGCGTTTACGTTTGATGAATGTTCGCACAAGCCTAACCAGTTTATGTTTTTGCCTTCCTGTCCTGTGGATGGTGCGCGTTGGTCGTTGTCGGGTGACGGTGCGGCGGTTGATGTTGATACGTTTTTATCGGTTGGTGGCGGTGCATCTGTTTTTGATAACGTCACTGTTGGTGATGGTGACAGCCTGGACGATGATGAGGACTTTACGCGAGATTTACCGCTTAATATGTCGGATGATGAGGTCAACGGTTTATTGTTCGCCTATGAAGCGCAGGGGCTTGAATATGACGCATGGCTCAAGGTGGGGCAAGCATTACACCATCAATATCAAGGTACTGATAAAGGGCTTGATTTGTGGGTGTCGTGGTCGTCGTTGTCGGATAAGCATGACGCTAAGAAGATGCGTAAAAAATACAACTCATTCGGCACTTGGACAGGTGCGCGTTTTACGATGGCTTCGATTGCGTGGCACGTTAAACAACAAGGCGGCGTGGTGGCTTCGGTGTTTGATACCTTGCGTGGAGAGGCTCAAGGTGCGAAAGGATATAGCGATTACTTGACGTTAAAGAAGCGCATTTGTGCGATGAATGATAGCGTTTTGCATGATGATATGCGTTCGACTCTGGCGGCCGATATTGTTGCAGCTTGCGGCAAAGAAATCGGACTAAGCAAAAGCGAGATTAAAAAGGCGTTCTGTTTTGGCGGTGGCGGTAAAGTTGAAAAGTCGGGTGATACTGTGGCGGCATTACCCGACTGGCTTACAGATTGGGTTTACGTTGAGAAGCTGTGTGAATTTGCAAACACACGCCTAAATTATAGCATTAAACGCGAGGCATTTAACGCAAAATACAATCGTAAGGATGATGTTAAAAATGCCGAGATGTTAGCAAGGGACTATGCTTTGACGTGTTGTGAGTTATTAACTTGTGTCGATAAAATGTATTGGCCTAGTTTTGGCGTGACGTTTGAATATGATAACAAGCTCATGCTCAATTCTTATGTTGATAGCGGTTATAAATCGGTGACAATTGATGATACCAACAAACACGCGATTGACTTGTTTTTAACGCACATTAGCAACGTTTTGGTAGATGAGCGTGAACAGCGTATTTTAATTGATTGGCTTGCCTATGTAGTGCAGAACGCAGGTAAGCGTATCAACTGGGCGATATTACTACAAGGAGCGCAAGGTACGGGTAAAAGCTACTTTGCTAAAGTGTTGGAATGGGTATTGGGTAGCAATGCTAAGAGCCTTGACCCTTCGGCATTGGGCGAACGCTTCACAGGATGGGCGCATGGGGCTGTGGTAAATATCGTTGAGGAAATACGCATCAAGGGCGATGATAAGTGGCGCATCATGGACAGACTAAAACCGTTCATCACTAATTCAATGATTCAGATTGAGGAGAAAGGGCGCGACCATCGTACTGTTCCAAACTTTACAAACTATCTGCTTTTGACCAATTACAAAGACGCTTTGCCGATTACTAATGATGATAGACGTTTTTGTGTGATGTACGGGCGCATCCAAAACGAGACGGAATTATTTGATTATTTTGGCGGTCGTGATGCAACAGGTGACTATTTTGAATATCTATTTGCTGAGAGTGAGAAACACGCAGGGGCAATAAAAACGTATCTTTTGAGTACAAAATTAGTGAAGATTTTAAAGCCAGTGGACGCGCACCTGATACGAAATCACGTCAAGCAATGATTCAAGCGACTATCTCACCTGAGCAATGTTCGGTTGAGGATTTAATCAATAAGCACGATTGTGCGGTGGTTAATGGCCGTATTTTGGACGTAACATGGTTAGCTAAACTATGTGAAACTGGCGGTGATATGCTACCACCTACACGCACGCTGGGGCATATTTTGTCAGATATGGGGTACTCGCAGATTGATGGGCGAAGGGTTTATATCAAAAAAAGAAATACTCAGCATTATGTTTGGTTTAAACATTCGCCCAAAAATGACAGTCAATCTGTTAAAAAAGAGGTCATATTATTTTTTAAAGGTGATTTTGACGAAATACCGTTTTGAGATTAGAGGCCACTTTTTAGTGGCCTTTTTTTTGACTAGACCATTGAATTATAAAATTAGCGCAATAATTAGCGCAATGTTTAAACGTAAGTTATTGATTATAAAACGATTAGCGCGGTTAGCTTAAAAAGCGCAATTTTGTCATTCCCTTATACACATATAAATATATTTATGCGTATATATTTATATTTACTATCATGTGTGGACATTTATACTTTATTGCGCTATTGCGCTAATTATATAAAAAACATTGGTAAAATCAATAACTTACACAAATTAGCGCAATGTTACATTGCGCTAATTATTGCGCTAATTTTCAAAACATTGCGCTAATTTTCAAAACATTGCGCCCTTTTTGCTTATTGGCCTCATTTGATAGATTGGATTTGTTATAGTGAGTTATTGGATTTGGAGAATAGCGATGGTAAATACAGAGTCAGTTTTAAAGCGCATCGAACAGATGCGAGATCATATTAAACGTAACAACCAAACGGCGCGAGAGCAAGCGGAGTACCACAAAACCTTTGCTGATAAGCATTTTGGTCTTGGTAACACAGAGCGTGCAGAACGTCATTTAGATAGAGTTGCAGCATGGCTTGGTACGATTGATGATGATTTAGCCAGGTAGGTTATAACTACACAGCTAACACGTAACAACCCACAGCAACTCACGACAGCACAAAAGATTTGGCACGATGGGTAGGCATGATGAGTAACTTGAAACTGTTTTTGATTGGTCTGTGCGCTGCGTTAATCCTGTTTTTATTAGCGAGTTGCGCGAATCAGCCGAGCATTTTGTCCTGAAGTCAAAATAAATTTTTGTCCAATGCGTTGAGGTGTTTATGTCGCAAGCAGTCTATAGAAACGAACAACACGCAATCATTAGAGCGATGGCTGTTGATTCGATACCGTCGTGCAAGCCTGCACAGTGGCAAACTCAATATTCAAGCGGCTATGTCGAGGATTTGACAAAAAAACACAGTGAGGTTGAATCGCTATCGGCTAACGATAGATTGACTCAGGACTCAATGACACGGGCAAGGATTCATCGTAACACGTCACAAAGCGCGTTTTATGCGGTCGTGGCTAAATATGGCGCAGATGAACAGGAGAGAGCCAACGCGGTTAATGAGTTGGTCAAGGCGATTGTCTGCGATGGTGTGAGTGATGACTTCAAACGGTTAATAATTTGGACGTGGGCGAGTGTCAGTGTTAAACGCGGTTTTATTGAGCGGATTGTGGATATGTGCGAGCAATCAAGAGCCACGATATTTAGAAAAAAGAAAATCATTATTGAGCAATTAAATGATTTTGAAAAAGCTGTAATCACTGATACAAGTGCATCATTGAGTGATTTTTTATAAACAAAAATATTGCGACTATGTAAAGAGGTTTAAGCAATTATTTTTAATTTATTTTACACATTGTAGTATTTGACATTATGAGACTATGAGACTATATTTTATCTAAGCTGGTCGTTTTATTGATTAAGCAAAGGTCTCCTAAAGGTCGCCCCAAAAGCGGCCTTTTTTTATGCCTACGATTTGAGGTTGATATGTCTAAACCATTGTGGCTGATCGAGGCTCAAAGACATATCGGCGTTAAAGAAATCAAAGGCGCAAAACACAATTCATTCATCATTCTGTGGCTTAAAACATTAAGCGCATGGTGGATGGATGACGAAACGCCCTGGTGCGGTGTTTTCGCAGCGCATTGCATGAAGAAAGCAGAATGTAAATTACCGCGATACTGGATGAGAGCGAAAGACTGGCTTAACTGGGGGCAGAAAATCATACAGCCGTGTGTCGGCTGTATCGTAGTCTTTGAGCGTGAAGGCGGTGGCCATGTTGGTTTTGTGGTCGGCCAAGATGTGAATAAGAATTTAATGGTTTTAGGTGGTAATCAAGGTGATGCAGTCAAAGTGTCGCCATTTCAAATTGAGCGAGTAGCGGGTTTTCGTTGGCCTATCGAATATCCCATCCCTACAAATTCTCATTTGCCCATGTTAAATAGTGACGGCAAGTTATCAAAAAACGAGGCGTAAGCTATGAAAACATCAAGATTCAAAGAGGCTTCGACATGGGCAAGTTTGTCTGCTGCATTGGCTGCATTGTCTAGTGTGCCAGTGTTTGCACCTTACTCCGTACCTGCGGCTGCAATATGCGCGGCTATCGGTGTGTTTTTGCGCGAAGGCGAAGAATAAGGGGCTTAGAATTGAGTGAGCAACACGAGGCGCGTTTGCAAAATCTCGAAAACGGTCACAATATATTAGTGCGTGATTACACGCGATTAAATGACGCGATTGTTAAAATCAGCGAGTCATTAGTGCAGCTTGTTGTTATTCAAGAACAGAATAAAAGCATTATGCAGTGCATAGAGCATCAATCATCAACAATAGATAGCCTTGATAGGCGATTAGATGCGATTGAAGTACACATGCCTGCGTTGTTAGAGTTGAGGACGTGGGTGCTGACAGGTTTAGGATTGATTGTTAGTGCATTTTTTATTGCGTTAATCGCGTTAGTGATTAAATGAAAATCATTCAGCAGCTATTCCAAGCATTTTTAATATTCTGCTTTATGGCTGTTGTGTGTAGCGCTGGCTGGATAGTTTATTTTGTGTTGTGGTTGATTGGGGTTGTTTAAGTAATGACTGATTTAAAAGTTGAATATAGAAATATCAAAGAGCTAATACCTTACTGCAATAACTCGCGGACGCACAGTGACGAGCAAGTTTTACAGATCGCATCAAGCATAAAAGAGTTTGGTTTTACGAATCCTGTTTTGATTGATGGTCAAGGCGGCATTATTGCAGGTCATGGCCGAATCATGGCCGCGCAAAAGCTGAAAATGGATGAAGTGCCGACGATTACACTAAACGATTTAAGCGAGGCACAAAAGAAGGCTTATATCATTGCGGATAATAAACTAGCTCTTAACTCTGGTTGGGATGACGAGTTGCTTAAAATAGAACTTGAGCAGTTGGAAGAGTTAGATTTTGATTTGGGCTTGATAGGCTTTGATGGCACAGAACTTGCCAATATGTTTTTAGATGGTACTGATTTGGTCGAAGATAGCAAAACCAAAGAAATTGATACCGATGACTTTGAAATGAGTTGTATTTGTCCTAAATGCGGGTTTGAATTTGATGACAAATAAGCCCGATTGCGCGTGGAATCTATCTGATCTTGAGTTAGTGCCAAAAAACGGCGTAAAGGTCATGAGTACGTTCGCCTGTGGCGGCGGCTCCAGCATGGGATACAAGCGGGCAGGATGCACAATAGTTGCAGCAAACGACATTGATCCCGAAATGGCATGGCATTACAAGCGCAACTTGAATCCACCCTTGTATTTTCTTTGCCCGATTGGCGACCTGCTGACTAAAGATCTGCCGCCTGAGCTTTACGATTTAGATATTTTGGACGGGTCGCCGCCATGCAGTACGTTTAGTATGGCTGGCAGTCGTGAAAAGTCGTGGGGCAAAGATAAGCACTTTAGAGAAGGACAAGCCAAGCAAGTGCTATCTGATCTGTTTTTTGATTACCTTGATTTGGTCGGCAAGCTACGGCCAAAAGTGGCAATCGCTGAGAACGTCAAAGGGATGATTCTCGGGAATGCCAAGGGCTACACTAAAATGGTGATGGCGCGGTTCAAAGAGATAGGCTATAGGCCGCAATTGTTCCTGTTGAACAGCGCAGATTGTGGTGTGCCGCAAAAGCGTGAGCGGGTGTTTTTCTGTGCCGTGCGTGATGATATTGACGTGCCGCCGTTGAAGCTGGCACCGACGCACCGCTGGATTAGCGCGGGTGAGGCGACGAGTGACGTTCAGGTGCTGACAAATGAGGAGCAGAGGGAAACGGCTCCGAGTGGGCAGGATTTGAAATGGTGGCACAAAACAAAACCCGGCGATTCGTACGCTGGGGTGATAATGCGTGAAGAAAGCCGTGTTTCATGCTTTAACACGATTAGACTGAGCGGCGACCTCCCTGCATGCACGCTGCCCGCTGTGTCAGACCAGATACAGCATTGGGGAGAGCGTAGACGGCTCACCTACCGCGAGTGGAAGCGCCTCGGCTCTTTCCCAGACGACTACAAAGCCAAAACCGATAAAATCGGCAAGTACATGATCGGCATGAGCGTCCCTCCTAAAATGACAGAGCAGGTGGCGCGTGCAGTATGTGAGCAGTGGCTAAATGTAAATTACAGTGAGCTATCTAATGATAACCAAGCCAAAAATCCAAATTGATTTAAAACAGGTCGAGTCATTGGCGGCTAATGGTTTGACGCAGGAGCAGATAGCGGCAGCGTTGGGTATTAGCGAGTCAACATTAACCAAAAGAAAGAAAGAAAATACGGATTTTACGGACGCTATTAAAAGGGGAAAGGCCAAAGGCATCGCATTAGTGACCAATAAACTAATGGAGTCAATCAAAGGCGGCAACATGACAGGGATGATTTTCTTTTTGAAAACACAGGCAGGATGGAAAGAGACAAACGTACAAGAAGTCAAAATGGCAGACGAACCCATTGCAAAAGTTACAATAGAGGTCATTAGTGCGAACGCTAAAGATTCAAGCGACTGAGCCACAAGCGCGATTTTTAGCTTTAACTGCAAAGTATAGGCTTTTTTGTGCTGGTTTTGGTGCTGGAAAGTCTGAGGCGATGGCAAACGCGGCAATGATAGACGCTTGCGAGTCAACAGATACGCTCATTGGGCTTTATGCCCCGACTTATGACTTAGTAAGGCTTATTACCGCGCCACGCATCACAGCAAAACTCACGCAACACGGCATAGCACACAATTACAATAAATCAGAAAATGTTATTTATACCTCCGCGCCTCGCTTTGGCGACTTCATTTTAAGAACGCTTGATAATCCTGAGCGGATTGTCGGCTATGAGACATACAAAGCGCATTGTGATGAATTAGACACACTACAAACAGAACACGCACGACACGCATGGAATCAAGTTATAGCGCGTAATAGACAGCGGCCTAATGGCATTATTGACCCATTCAATCAGGCAAGCGCATACACCACGCCAGAGGGATTTCGTTTTTGTCACGAACGATGGGTTGCTAAAAAAACAGATAGTTATGCTTTAGTGCAAGCCGCATCATATACAAACCCATTTTTACCGCCCGATTATATCGACTCATTACGCGAATCCTACCCTGCAAATTTAGTCGATGCGTATATCGAAGGCCGTTTCGTTAACTTAACAAGTGGTACTATTTACAACAATTACGACCGTGAACGTTGCGACTCACACGAAACAATCAAAGAAAACGAACCGTTATTTATTGGGCAGGATTTTAACGTAGGCGCAATGGCATCCACCGTTTACGTTAAGCGACCGAACGGCTGGCACGCAGTTGACCAACTCACAGGCGTTTATGATACGCCTGAACTTTGCAAAGTGTTAAAAGAGCGTTTTATTGGCCATAAAATAACAATATACCCTGACGCTAGCGGCAATAGTCGCAAGACAGTCAACGCTAGTGAGTCCGACATATCATTGCTAAAACAAGCGGGCTTTACAGTTAAAGTAAACGCGCAAAATCCACGAGTAAAAGACCGTATTCTGTCTGTGAATGGCGCATTATCGCAGGGTAAATTGTGGGTTAATGCTCGCAAATGCCCTGATGTTGTTTCGTGTTTAGAACAACAGGCGTATGATAAAAACGGAGAGCCTGACAAGCACAGCGGCTTTGACCATCAAAACGATGCGACAGGTTATCCAATTGTTTATGAAATGCCAGTCCGAAAACCTGCATCGAGCGGTATCGCCATGAGTATGTTCTAATGACTATTACGACAGACAGCACATTGCGCCATGAATTGACAGTGTCAAGATTAGTCACAGGCATAGTTCAATCTCGCATCATGCCGTCATACTTAGATTTATCAAAAGCGGTCAAGGCTGCATTAGTTGACTACGAGCCAACGATGAGCCGTAAGGATTTTGATAGATTTAGACAGCGTGTAGGTTTGCTTGTCAGTGAAAAAATGGCTGAAATGTGGGATGGTACAACTAACGATTTATTTGACTTGGCTAAGTATGAATCTGAATATATTGTTAATGAGTTAGTGGGTACTACAGCAGTAAGTGAAGCGGCAGTAGCTAAAGCCGTCAACGCCCCGATGGTGTTGGCAGGTGCAAAAGTAGCACAGGTCGGCACATGGCGCGAATATGTAGCGGGTGCTTCAAACAGCACACAAACGCGCATTATTGATAATACAATTCGACAAGGCTATGAAGTCGGCGCAACTGTAGCAGAAATGACTAATAGGCTTGTAGGCACTAAAGCAAATAATTATTTAGATGGGTTAATCACAAACACAGGGGCGCGTGAGGCCGAGGCGTTAGTGCGTACTGGTGCAAACCACTACGCAAACGCGGCGCGTGATGTTGCGGCACAAGCAAACAGTGACTTAATTGACGGTCGTATATTTTTAGCCACTTTCGACAATCGTACAACCTTGACCTGCCGACATTTTGGCACATTGCATAAAATCTATGAATTAGACGACCCTGCAACGCCTAGACCCCCTTTGCACTTTTCTTGTCGGTCTGTCTTGTCTATTGTGCCGATTGGATTTGACCCATTCGACGGCACACGGGCGGCAGTGGGCGGTCAGGAAGGCGAAACAGCAGAAGAATTATTCAACAAAAAGAATGATAGACTCGATGCTAGACGCGAAAAAGCAGATGCTCAACGCGCACAGGGTCAAGCAGACGTGAAAGAAGTACCGAGCAAGGTAACGTACTCAGGCCGAAAAGATTCGTCTATTTTTAACCCTGGACAGATTGACAGCAAGACAAATATGGACGCTTGGATGAGGCAACAGCCTGATTGGTTTATTGAATCATCATTGGGCAAAACACGCGCCAAACTGTTTAAAGAGGGTGGTTTATCAATGGATAAGTTTACAGATATGAACGGCAGACCATTAACGCTCAAAGAAATGAAAGCCCTTGACGCTTACGATTTTGCTTTTAGGAAAGCCAAACTATGAACATAGAAAACACAAAGCACCCCGACTATATTACAGCCGAAACAGAGCTTTTTTTAGTGCGTAAGTTTGTCGAAGGCGAGGCCGCAGTAAAACGCGAGGGTTCTACGTTTTTACCACATCCAAACCAATTGGAATGTAATACGCCTGAGCAGATTCGACGCTATGAATCATACAAAATGGGTGCTGAGGTTGAAGATTTTCCAGCGCGAACATTAAACGATTTATTGGGCGCGATGTTTCGACAGCCTGCCGTGTTTGTGCCGCCTGTTGGTTTAGAGTATTTAGTCGATGATAGCGATGGTGATTGGCTATCATTGCAAGCATCAATCGAATTGACAGCTAGAAACTGTTTACAAGTTGGCTATCATATTTTGTTGGCAGAGTATGACCAGTTGCCCAGTGGGTTAGATGTTGAATTATCTATTGCAGATAAAGCGGCATTGAATCAAAAAGCGTCTATTAAACACTACCCACGCGAATCGCTTGTAGATTGGGCATTCGGTAAAGTAAACGGACGATTAACGCTAACTTATGCGAAATTACAGCACACAGAAACACGAAAAGATGAAAAAGGTGTTTCTTTTAATGCAACGGTTTGCTTAGAGCTAGGTATTGATGAAAATGGCTACTGGCAAGAGCTAGAAGTCTATAAAAACAGCTTAGAGGTTTATGAATCGGCCGAGCGCGTTTATCCGCAAGCTAACGGTAAAAACATAACTTATATTCCATTGGAAATCGTGCAAAGTGAACGCATGATTGCAGGTCAATTACCGATTCAAGCGGGTTTTATCGCGCCATTATGCTACAAGTCACACGCACGTTATCAAGTTAGTGCTGATTTGAAAGAACGTCTCAGAATATTACAAGACACGTCATATTCAAGCGGGTGGGATGAAAGCAAGAAAGAAGAATTTAACATCATCAATGGCCGTAAATACTTTGCAATGGGTGCTGGTGTTCACAACTTTTTACCCGATGGCGTGACAATGGACATTCTCAAACTCACGGCAGACGGTGATGCGCTTTTCAAATATATGGAAGAAAACGCCAAACAGATTCGGGCTATTGGTGGGCGTTTTGACACGCAAGACAAGAGCCAAGAAACGTTAGGCGAAGTGCAAATAAAAGACGCTAACGAAAAAGCAGTCTTGACACTTTTAGCTAACAATATCGAACGCGCTTACAAGAACATCATCGCGTATTGCGGCGAGTTTGAAGGCTTGACGCTTATGCCGTCAGATGTTGAATTGACGCTTAATCGCGAGTTTACATCGACGAAACTCACAACAGAAGAAGTTAAATCTATTCGAGAGTTAGTACTTGATCGATTAATGACTCCCGAAATGGCCATTGATAAATTAATCAAAGGCGGTTTTTTGGTTGGTGAGGCTCAAGACATTATGAATATGATCGAACAACAAGGCATTGCGCCCATTGTACAAAAGTAGTATTTTAACTGTTATGATATAACGTCACATCAAAGGTTTTGATTATGATTGAAGTCGCAAGTTTAGATGTTATCCCCGAAGGTTTTCGCGGTGACTATGTTGAAGTTGAAAAGGACGGCAAGAAGCTGTTTCAGCATAAGGATTTTGTAACGGTTATTGGCGCAATGAAGCGCAAGGGCGAGGAGCGTGACGCACTTGCTACTGAGTTGAAAGGATTCAAGAGCCAAGAGTCTATAAAGCAAGCTGAGGCAGAAAAGAAGGCATTAGAAAAGCTAAAAGCTGAAGGCAAGATTGATGAAATTTTAGCAGACAGCGAAAAGCGGCACGGTGAAACAATTAAACAGTTTGAAGAACGCATTGCTAAACGCGATGCGGTCGTAATTAAGAAAGCGCGTGATGCGGTTGTTAGTGAATTAAGCACATTAGCAACCGAAGTCGGCGCGAAAGCATTTAAAAAATTGATTAGCGAGCGGGTTGATTATGACCCTGAAACAGACAAGTATAGTTTTAAAGACGAAGATGGCGGTGCTACTTCGTTGGATTTGGCAGGGTTTAAGGCAGACGTACTCAAGTCTCCAACTTATGCCGCAATGCTAAAAGCTCAAGCATCTAGCGGTGGCTTTGGCACAAATGCTTCAACTGGTGGCGGTGCTGCTAAAACAACGGGCAACTTAGGCGGAGACCGAAAACAACGGGCAGCCGAGTTAGCTAAAAGATTCCCTGAATTAGCGAGTAAATAACCATGTCCTTAACTCAAATGCAAGTTTTTAACCAGTACATCATGCCAGCCACTATTGAAACATTGGCGCAAATGATTAGTAAATTTAACGAAGCCTCACGCGGCGCAATTCGCTTAACAACTGCTGGTTTTGATGGTGACTTTTTGCAAGAGTCTTTTTTTGCATCAATTCACAGCGCACAACGCCGTGTTGACCGTTACGCGTCCAACGGCACACCGTCTGTTACCGATTTAACACAATTAAAACATAGCTCTGTAAAAGTAGCAGGTGGATTCGGCCCAATTCGTTTTGAGCCAAGCCAATTAACTTGGTTAAGTAAGCCAACTGCCGAAGGTATCGAAGTTGCGAGCCGTAACTTTGCAGAGGCTTTGCTTAAAGACCAACTCAACACCGCTATTGCCGCGTTAGTTGCTGCAATTTCTAATCAATCAACAGCTAAAAATGACGTTAGCGCAACAGGTGGTATTAATTACGGTGCAATTAATACGGCTCATGCTTTATTTGGTGACCATAGCCCATCGTTAGTTGCACAGGTTATGACTGGCCAAGTTTACCATAAGTTAATCGGCCAAAACTTGACTAATACGCCTCAATTATTCCAAGCTCAAAATGTCCAAGTTGTTGATATTTTGGGTAAAGCCGTGATTGTGACTGATGCGCCGTCATTGTACCAAACTGGTACACCTGATTTGCAAAAAGTTTTATCATTGGCTGATTCTGCCGCGATTGTGTTTGATGGTGGTGATGTTATCTCTAACATTCAAACCAATAACGGCAAAGAGCGCATTGAGACTACGATGCAAGTTGACTACACGTTTGGTTTATCGCTCAAAGGTTACACTTGGGACGAGTCAAACGGTGGCAAGTCTCCTACAGATGCGGAGTTGGCCACTGGCTCAAATTGGGACAAAGTTGCAACAAGCATCAAACATACAGCAGGCGTTATCACCATCGGTGATGCCGCAGAAGACTAACAACATAGGGGCTTAATTGCCCCTTTTTTGAGGGTTTAAAATAGGAGTGAGCAATGACAGTAACAATCGGCTATACAACAGATGATGCGTTTATCGCATTTGCATTAGCGCGTGGCGTAACTGTCACAACGCCTAACGCTTCGATTTATCTCACCAAAGCCTTTGATTTTATGGAGGCGCAATGTTGGAAGGGTCAAAAAACAGATTACACGCAAACTAACGATTGGCCGCGTAATGGCGTTTATGTTGATTATGTTTTGTTAGATAGTGCCACTGTACCTGTCGGCATTGTCAAAGCGCAGCACGTTGTCGCATTATCAATTGCTAACGGCTTTGACCCATTAGCGACAGTAGAACGTGCGGTTAAACGTGAAAAAGTAGATGTATTAGAAGTTGAATATCAACCGAATGCTTCTAATGCGCCAATTGCACGGTCTATCAATGCCGCCTTAGCTGATTACATTGAATCGTCAACAGCAGTTATGAGGGTGTTGTAATGGGTATCAGTTACGCTAATTTAGCCGCATTATCTGAGCGATTGATACGCGAAAATGGCCGTGATGCTTTGCTTATTAGTGAGACAAATACAGGCACGGACTATCAGCCGACAATCACACAAACAACCGAAACAATCAGATTAGTACAAAGCCAATTTAACGCATTAGATAACAATGATTTTATTTTACAAGCGCATGACGTAAAGTTTTTAGTGTCGAGTGATTTTACTTTGACCGCTAAACAAAGAATTGAAACAAACGGACAGCAATATAGTATTGTTGCGTTAAAAGAAATAAAGCCTGCCGATACCAGTATTTTGTATATTGTACAGGGGCGCGTGTAATGTCATTCAATGACGATATAGCAAAGTTGGCGCGAAAGTTAGCGATTACAGAAGCTAAAGCGGTGGCTGCTTTTTGCATTAATATCAGTCGTCGAGTTGATATGATGAGTCCAGTTGACACAGGGTTATTTCGGGCAAATTGGCAAGCAACACTCGACCAGCCGTACACTGGAGCAGTTAAGCCAATGAATCGTGCAGGGTCAATTGACCATGTAATACCATTCGCAAAAGCCGCAAACGGTCATGTGTTTTACCTTACCAATAAAATACCATACGCTAAAAAATTAGAGTACGGCCATAGTCAGCAAGCACCTCAGGGCATGGTGAGAGTGAGTGCTAAAATGGCACTGGCAGAGTTAGAGCGTGCTGTAAGGAGCGTGCAATGAGTCAATCTCAAATCGAGTTAGCGTTATTCGACAAACTCGAATCAATCAAAGCCACTTTGCCAACGATTTACTATCCAAACAGCACACACAAAAACAAACCTAATCCGCCAACGGGTGAGCATATCCGCGTCAATGTTTTGCCTGTCGGCACACAGCCTATCGGCATTGCCACCACTAATCAAACAACTGGTATTTTGCAGTGTTCTGTTTATGTTAAAGACGGCACAGGCACAATTAGAGCGGCTCAGATTGCCGATTTAATTTTAAGTGCATTTGCACGAAATACGTTATTATCAAACAATGTGCGCATAGACAAGCAAGGTAGCGTCAACAGTGGTTTTTCTGTTGATGGATGGTATCATTTGCCTGTCTCTATTTCTTATCAACAGATTACGGGGTAATCGAAATGACAGCAGCTTTAATACAAACAACCGCAGGCGCAACCATTGGCATTAGTGCTACTTTGCCAGCTACAGACGATGCGGTAGGTTATGCAGCATTAACATTTACGAATATTGGTGAAATCACAGACTTGGGCGAGTTTGGCCGCGAATATGCAACAGTTACGCATAATCCAGTAG